GGAAATCCCTACAACCACGAAGAATAGTATTAACGGAGATGGTCCGAAGAAGCCCATCCAAAACGTGACGCAAGCCCAACCGGACCAGCGCCGCATCCCCGTAATCAGCTACGTGCAGGCCGGCATGATGACTGAAGCTGTGGACCCGTTCGCGCTCGGCGCCGGGTTCGAGACAATACTTACTGATTTGGATGTGTCAGAGCAAACGTTTGCTCTGATCATCGAAGGGCCATCCATGCTTCCTGAGTTCAACGATGGTGATAAGGTCATCATCGACCCTGCATTACCGCCGCGACCAGGCGACTTTGTTGTGGCAAAGAACACTGAGGAAGAAGCTACTTTCAAAAAATATCGCCCGCGTGGCACCAGCGATCGCGGCGAAATGGTTTTCGAACTGGTGCCGTTAAATGATGATTTCCCGACGCTGCAGAGCGAGCGAGACCATCTGCGGATCATTGGTGTGATGGTGGAGCACCGCAAATATAGAAGGCGGTGACACGGATGATGCTCCGCATGAAGCCGCTCATTGCCGGCGCGACTTGCTTCGCCATTCCGTTTGCCTGTTTTTCTGCCCCGACGGATCTGCAAGCCACCTTCACGGTGCCGGCGTCACAAGTTGTTGATGCCTGCGCACGGCAATTGCCGGAGGCCGGCGTCGAGTGCTCCATTGACGGAGCAGAACCGCGACCGTTCGACCTCAACCGAATGGGAATATCGCTGACGCGTGGCGATGCGATGCCGTGGGACGTCAATGGGCCGCCTCGGGTCTACGGAGTTTTGCATTTGACATCGCATACCACTGCCGCCGGGGTTGCCTATTTCACCGGCACGGCATCGGTCTTCAAGCAGAACCTCTTTCGGACCGGACTCACTGAAACCGACATGTATCGCCAACGGTTCTGGGAGGCGGTAGGCGCCAATTTGCCAGATGTCGTTTCGGGTAGCCCTGAAGAGGATCGGTTCCTCGCAGACGCAGACGCGCGATATACCGAGCAGCAGCAACGCAAAGAGCGCGAGGAACAGAAGAAAGCGGCTGCCGAGGCGGCTAAGCAGGCAGACGAGGCTTACCGAGCTTCTCCGCAGTACAAAGCGGCGACGGCTACAAGGCAAGTCGAATCCTGTCGGAACACTATTTCCCGCGCGCGGAAAATGATCGCCCAGGATGAGCGCGTTGCCCAAATATCCGGCTACGAAAACAAGCTGCTGCGCGAGCAAGCTGCAGTCGCTATCGTGAACTGCCAAGACTTGATTGCACGCGGCGGAAACTAGCCCCGCGAACCCATCCCCCAATTCGCCCGCGGCCGTCGATCGGCACCGCGTGCGCTTCCATTTTAGGCCTATTGCACGCGCTGCAATAAGTCGCCTATAGCTATTACCCGACCAGTAGAAACAATCAATCACGACTATTACCCCACGGGACTTGCTATTTTCTACCCGCAGGGTAATATTCATCTCAAGCGCAGTCCACCGCGCGAATCGTGACAAGTGCCCTAAGTTGAGCGGATTCTCGCGAGTCCTCTGTTCTTAGGGCGCATCTCACCAACTTCCAGATTCTTGGAGTGAGAGATGAACGTCCGCAAAGCCATGCACCGTGCTGCAACCAAAAGCCTCGACGGCCATTGCCGTTTCGTCGCGCAGCTCGGCCGCACAGTAGTTGTTCTCTCACTTTCTGATCTGGCCCATTGTCCGAAGGCGCGCATTCAAGTTGCCTTCGCCCGCGGTAAAGAAGTTTTGCCGCGGTGATCGGGAGACATTGAGATGCTGGCAAATCAGGAACAACACACCGCCAAGTCGCGCACTCGCGATGAGGTGGACTACTTCACGCGGGGCATGTGATGAACAGCGCCGCGATCAACCTCGAAGCGCAACGAATTGCCGACTATGCGGCCGGCTGGAATGATGCGGCAAGCGGCCGCGCGTCGCAAAGCCAGTCCATCGGCTACGCCCTCGGCTATCTGGATGCGAGCCGGTAATGCGCGATCTCCTGAAAATCTGGGCTTCCATTTTGGGCCTGGTCCTCGTCGCAGCACTCTTGTCCGGCGTGCTCGGGCAGGCTGATGCGGAAATGAAGCGCTGCAGCGTGGTTCGCTGCACCTGATCCCGTAAAGGCTCACCGATGAACTCCTTCATTCTGGCCCAGTTAGTACTGCTTCTGATTGTGGCGTTTGTTGCTGGCTGCGCCGGGTTCATCCTGGGGAGCGTTTGCGCCACCAGCTCGCACGCAGATCGGCGTGACCCGCTCCTGCTGCGCGAGTTTGAACACGAATGCGATGCGCACTGCTATTCGCGCATTGGCGATTAACTCTCGGTCCGGCCGCTTCCCAGCCGCGGCTTCGTGGGCGCTGTCCCGGCCCACTCTTTTTGGATACCTGACATGAGCTACGTGACGATGGATCACGCAGGATGGGTCGAAAGCAATATTCGGTATGGCAAGCAGCGCGAACTCAAGAGCCATCCGCTGAAGCGCCCGCGCGACGTCACCAAGGGCTATCGCGCTGCACCGGCCGAGCTTTCACCGTTCCTGCGAAACGTGTTCAACATCCTCGGCATGGTCGGCGGTGGCATCTACAACGCGCCGATCGCGTGGGATGCAGTTCGCTGGAAAGGCTGGGCGGATGGAATCGCAATCCCTTGGAAGAACGATCTGGCGACGTGGGACTTCAACGGGCTGACCAAGCTGGTTTTCCTGTGTCACGAAGCGCGCATCCGGTGCGAGATCCGTTCGAGCGGATTCCACGGCCTGCTGCTCTGCTTCTGGCCGCGCAAAGCCGAGGGCTGCATGGCGACACGTCACCCGAACCTCGCTGAGGCCGTCGAGGCGTTTCGTGAGTACCTCGGTGACGATCACTCGATCGTCTATCGCGAGACTCAAAGCGAAAGCCCGCAAACCGCATAACCGATCACCACTTTTCCGAGAAACATAATGATCTCGATCCAGTCATCCTCGCTGAAAGAGGCTCTCAAGCGAGTCGGCCCGTCGGTCGATCGGCGCTCACATATCGCCGCGTTTCACTCCGTCAGGATTCGCGTCGATGGCGCTTTCTTCGAAATGATCGCGGCCGGCGTTGACGGACAGGCTATGTATCGCGAGGAGCGCTTGGGCGACCCCGACAATGCAATGGACATCTGCGTCCACGCCGACCGCCTTGCGCCTCTATTGAATGTGTCTGGTGACTATATCGACGTCGCGCTTCAGAAAAATTCACGGGCGAAGTTTTCGACGGCAGGCTATGCCGTGACGGTTCCGACGCTCCCCGGCGAAATCCTGCCGCTTACGAAGGCCGACGGTGACGTTATCGCCGACTTCGACGTCGTCGGACTGTCGGAGTTGGTATCGAGCGTGGCCTTCGCTGCCAATGAAAAGGACATCCTCGAGTTCTGCCGCGGCGTATGGATCGAATCGGATGGCGCGCAACTCACGGCTACGGCAACGAACGTGAATATGTTGGCGACGGCGCAGGTAACGACCCGTGCTCCAGAGTTCTCGGTTCTCCTGCCGTCTCGGGCTGCTGAGTTGCTTGTCGACATGGAGCCGAACCGCCTCGTCATCACGAAATCGCATCTGACGGCCTTCCACGGAAACTCCGAGCTCGTGCTCAAGCCGATGGCGACGAAGCCGATCAACTGGCGCAGCGGCCTACCGGCACTGAAAAACGCAATCTCATTCGACGCCGAACCGCTTCGCGAAGCTGTCTCGATGCATCGCTTCTATGGCGACAAGATGGGTTCGGTCAAATTCAGTGCAGAAGGGTCGGAGTGCTCTATCGGGATTGTTGGCCCGGATAACGAGGCAAACATCGATCTCGACGCATCTGACGTGGTCGGCGATGAGCCGTTCAACTTCACATTTCGCGGTGACCAGCTCGCAAAGATCCTGACGCGTGCGCCGGCGGAAACGGTCACCTTTTATTGGGATGCAAAAAAGCCCCGCGCATTCCTCGTTCAAAACGGAAATTGGCGGGGCGTCGTCTCGCCGCTCATCGTGTAACGGAGATTCACCATGAACCTGATTCTTCAAGCAGCCTCCAAACGTGCCGGCCGTGCAGCCAAGCGTGGCGACATGCGTGCGGCCGACGAGGTCGAGCTCGACTACATCAAGAGCAATGTGCCGCTGTACTCGGCCCGTGCCGATGACGTCATCCCGGGCGAATGCACTCGCATGTGCCGCGGCGCCGGGCCGAACGGCGAAACGCGCCTCGAATGGCTCCTGCCAAACGGCAAGACGGTCTATTCAGACATGGATGCGACTGTGCTGCCGGAGTACGAGGACGACGCATGCGGGATGTTTGTGGGCCTGCATCCGGGCCGAATCTTCGAGCTGCTCGAGGCGTGATCTGTCTCGAATGGTTCACTTTGAAAGTAGTTTAACGGCGGTCCGATTGGGTCGCTCTTTCCAAGGAGATGCAATGCAACAGCTTCAGATTCCCCCGCTGGCCGAAGGCGAAGTATATGTAGGCGCGATCGGTGACAAGAGCGGCGATTTCCATCACGTGATTCTGCTGCCGGGTGATAGCGGCTATGCATCGTGGCAAGCCCAGATGGATTGGGCCAAGAGCATCGGCGGCGATCTGCCGACGCGTGTCGAGCAGGCCATGTTGTTCGCCAACTTTCGCGATCAGTTCGAACGGGATGCCTACTGGTCGAACACGCTGGATACCGATCCCAGCTATAGCGGCTGGGCCTGGTTTCAGTACTTCGGCTACGGCTGCCAGAGCAGCGGCCCTCAGTCCACCGAGTTGCGCGCCCGTGCCGTCCGCAGATTGTCAATTTAATCATTCGTCCATTTAGGAGCATCCGCAATGACGATCACGCTTGAGGCCATCAAGGTCGAGCACACGAAAGTCGCCGAAATGATCGCGGCTTTTGAGAAGCAGGCCGCGACCACCGAGTATCACGTCAAAGCCGCGGCGATCACGCTCGCGCCAGGCGAGCGCTATGCCGGATTGATTCTCGGCGAAAACGGCGAAGCCGACTATCACCTGATCCTTTTGCCTGGTGAAGTCGAAGACATCGATTGGGAGGGTGCCGGCAAGTGGGCTGCCGCACTCGGCGGTGCACTGCCGACACGCCGCGAGCAATCGCTGCTGTTTACGAACCTGAAGGTCGAATTCCAAGGCTCTTGGTACTGGTCCGGTCAGCAGCATGAGGCGGACAGCGGCTGGGCCTGGTGTCAGGACTTCCGCCACGGCCACCAGTACAGCGGCCCTCAGTCCACCGAGTTGCGCGCCCGTGCCGTCCGCAGATTAGTTCTTCAGTAATTTGATTATTTATCCCCCATGGCCCTGCATACCCAACTACCGATCTACAAGGCCGCGTACCGGCTGCTTGATGTAGTGACTGACATTGTCACCAACATGGAGCGCGCCTTTAAGCGGTCGATCGGCGAGAAGATCAGCGTCGAATGCCTCGAGATCACTGTGCTGGTGTTTCGCGCCAACGTCGCGGCCAACAAGACGCCGCATCTGTCGGAGCTGCTCGAGCGCTTGCAGGTGATCGAATTGATGCTTCGACTAGGTATGGACAAGAAGAAGATCATGCGTCCCGCGTATGCGGCCGCAGTCGAGCTCACGACCAGCATCGGGAAGCAGTGCAATGGGTGGAAAAACGCCGCAAATAATCGCCCGCATCGTGGAGGCCAAGGTTTTCATGACTGAGCGATCTTTCAATCTGGTCGTGCCGCTGGCTCACAAGGCCACCGCCATGCGCATCACGGATACCGACCGCCAGCGTGCGGATCGGTCCGGCGCAGTTTCCCAACTGAGCAATCAGATGGGCGACGTAGATAGCACGATTTCTCCGGCTGGGCCTGGTATCAGAACTTCAACAACGGCAACCAGTACAGCGGCCCTCAGTACACCGAGTTGCGCGCCCGTGCCGTCCGCAGATTGGAACAATGGCTTTACGTTCGCCGATCTGGTCGAGGCCTACCTCGACTGTCGGCGCACCAAACGCAACAGCGCGACAGCTCTCGCCTTCGAGGCGAATCTCGAGCACAACCTGAGGCGCCTGTACGACGAGCTGGCAGATGGCAGCTATGTGCCGGGCCGCTCGAAGTGCTTCGTCATCCTGCGCCCGAAGCCCCGCGAAGTTTGGGCGGCAGAATTCCGCGATCGCATCGTGCATCACTTGGTGTACAACCGGATCGGCCCACGCTTCGAGCGCGCATTCATCGCCAACTCGTGCGCGTGCATTAAGGGCCGTGGCACGCTGTATGCCGCACATCGCCTCGAGGCGATGATTCGCTCGGTCACCCAGAACTGGTCACGACCGGCGTTCTACCTGAAGTGCGATCACGCGAATTTCTTCGTCAGCATTAACAAGCCGATCCTGCTCGAGCTGCTACTTGCGAAGATATTCGAACCCTTCTGGCGTGCGCTGACCGAGCTCGTGCTGATGCACGATCCACGGGCTGACTTCGAATACCTCGGTGATCCGGTGCTGCTGGAGTTGGTCCCGCGCCACAAGCGCCTGATTGAGCAGCCCGCACATCTCGGCTTGCCAATCGGGAATCTGTCGAGTCAGTTTTTCGCCAACGTACTGCTCGACGTGCTCGACCAACGCGCAAAGCATGAACTCGGCGCGCGGCATTACATCCGCTACGTCGACGACTTCATTTTTCTCCACGAATCGGCTGACTGGCTGAATTCGGTGTTGGCCGACGTAACGGCCTTCCTGCCGGAGCGGCTCGGCGTTAGCCTAAATCCCAGCAAGACAATCTTGCAACCGGTCTCGCGCGGCGTCGATTTTGTCGGACAGGTCATCAAGCCATGGCGACGTTCAACGCGACGCCGCACGGTTAGCGAGGCAGTCAGGCAAATCAGCAGCGTCGGTGCCGCCGATTTCCTCGCCGTATCGAACAGCTACTTTGGTTTAGTCGGTCAGGCGTCGAGCAGCCATCACGACCGCGCGAAGCTTGCGAACGCTGCACGCCGGCGCGGCCACGCGGTAAATCGTGCACTGACGAAGACCTATCGAGGTTCGCTATGAACGGCCTGGGATGGTTCGCGCTCACCATATTGGTCGCAGCCGCAGTGGGTGTGGGGTTGGCACTTCTCGGTGAACGGATGAAACGGAAATAGCGTGGCCGCTTACTACAACGAGATCGACCCATACGCCGCGCAGTGGCTGCGCAACCTGATCGCCAAGGGGCATATCGCCGCCGGCGAAGTTGATGAACGGAGCATAGAGGATGTTCGACCAGACGACCTTCGCGGATTTACCCAGTGCCATTTCTTCGCCGGAATCGGTGTCTGGTCTTACGCGCTTCGACTCGCCGGCTGGCCTGATGACCGACCTGTTTGGACCGGTTCCTGTCCGTGCCAACCTTTCAGCGCGGCAGGCAAAGGACTTGGGTTTGCTGACGAGCGGCACCTCTGGCCAGCGTGGCACTGGCTCATCCAGGAGCGTAGCCCTGCAACCCTCTTTGGCGAACAGGTTGCAAGCAAGGACGTCGACCCTTGGATCGACCTTGTTTTCGATGACCTGGAAGCCTTGGGTTACGCCTGCGGGGCGACACCTTTCCCGTCTGCGGGCGTCGGTGCGCCGCACATCCGCGACAGAACGTACTTCGTGGCCGACGCCGACTACGCGCGATCACAAGGACGGAAGCGAGTGCGCCAACGTACCGCTGAACGCACTGCTCGGTCGAGTGGCGTGGCTGGCATCGTGGCCGACGCCGAACGCGGGGCCGCAGAACGACAACGACTCAACGTGGGAAGCGCGGCGAGCGGAGTGCGCAGCTCGTCACGGGAACAACGGATTCGGGATGACGCTGGGCATGGCTGCGACGCTGGCGGGATGGCCGACGCCGCAGACGTCAGACTCGACGGGCGGTGGTCAAGCGAAGCGAGCGATGGGCGAGACGCGGCACGGATCGAACCTGAACGACTTCGCTTTGTTGAGCGTGTCGAACCAGCCGGCCCGACTAACGGTTTCTGGCGAGCTGCTGACTGGCTGCTCTGCCGGGACGAAAAGTGGCGGCCAGTTGAACCCGGCACATTCCCGCTGGCTGATGGGGCTCCCGCCCGTGTGGGACGACTGCGCGCCTACGGTAACGCGATCAACGCGCAAGCGGCAGCCGAGTTCATCCGCGCAGCGCGCGAAGCAATCGAACAATGAGTGAGGACACCATGACCACTAATACAGACGCAATGCAGACACAAACTCTCGACGAGCAGGCGGCGACGCTTCAGCGAGTCTATGACCTCGTTGGGATGGGCGCACTTGCGCGCACGCCGGGGATCTTGTTGGCGAACCTCGAAAACATGAAGCGCCGCTCGGACTGCCTCTCTGGCATCGAGCAGCTTTTTACCTACGAGGTTCCCGACGACGACATGCCAGATGAGATGGTCGACGAGTGCGATCTCAACTGGGGCCATGACCGAGCCGAATACGTCGAAGCTTTCAAGGCTGCGCTGCCGGCGTTCATCGGGCGCAATCCCGAACTCGCCCTGCTATCTGCAAGCAAGCCTGCCGCGCCCGAAGGGTGGAAGCTGGTGCCGGTTGAGCCCACTGAGGGGATGATGAATGCGTTTCAATGCGCGAGCACAAAGGAATATCAAGACATGCTCGCCGCAGCCCCTGCCGCGCCAGCGCAATCGGGGGAGTGGGATGCGTACAGACTGAAGGTGGCCGAAGACTGCAACGAACGGCTTATGTCCGCTTGCTCAGACGCTGGCTGTCCTGATGGCGTCAATATGGCCGACTGGATTCGCGGCTTAGGGATGCTCGCTCCCTCTTGTGTCGCTCCGGCGCCGGATAAACGGTTGCCGTCACGAGAAGAAATACAGAATCTTCGCGATCACGGACACGGGGAAGAAGCCGCCTATTGGGAGGAAGCGTTACGCAAAGCCGCCCCTCAACCATCCCAGCCAGCGCAATCGGGGGAGGCGGTGGCGTGGGAATCTACGACGCCGGCCTATCGGCGCTTCATCACCGACAGCCGGTATCAGAAGCTCAGTCAGCAGGCTCGCAAATGGTACAAGCCATATCGGTGCCATCACTGCGCCGCCCCGCAGCCATCCCAGCCCGCGCAATCTGGCGTGCCGCTGGACGATGAGCTGAAATTGGGCGTCAGTGTGCTGGCTCGACTTAGCGCACAGATATTCGATTGCCCGCTCAATCCAACGATCTCGAAATTTGCACGTGCAGTCGAGGCCAATGTCCGCGCCGCATCCCAACAACCTGTAGAGCAGACTGCTGGATATAGAGATTTCAATGAATTTTGGTCGATGAATTGGGGAGATTTCCCGCACACGGAGGAAGCGGACGCTCGTCATATTTGGGAAGTTGCGACCGAGTCGAAAAACGGAGGCAGCCATGACTGAACGCGGAGCATGCATTCACGCTGATAACCCCAAGGCTTGCTACCGAGTGCGGTGCCAGCTTGGCAATAAGTGCGTTGACGACGATATGTCGCCGCGCGGCGAGGATGCGAATCGCTCGACCGGGATATGTTTCTTCTGTAGTGAACCGATCAATGGCCCGCACGAAGCAGATTGCCCGCAGGCTAATACGGCTCCTGGGGCGCCCGATCGACACGCGATCCTCTACGAGGCAGGCGAAGCGCTGTTGGCAGCAGATCACGGTGAGGCATATGAAGTCCTCTACCGAATGATGGAGAAGTGCCGCCCCATCGCGCAACCTTTGGAGCAGACGCGGGCGCTGACGGATGATGCGCGCGACGCGGCACGGTATCGCTACCTTCAGGGATTCGTCTTTGCTGACCGCGGGCGACGTGGTCCGGCGTACTTCGGCCTGCCATTACCGCGTCCAGTGAGCGACCCAATGCGCGGATCTGTGGCGGAACACTTCGATGCCGCCATAGACGCAGCTCTGGCTAACCAACAGGCGCAGGAGGGGTGATGGACACTTTACGGGGGAAACGGGTCAGTGCGACGGAGGCTGCCGAGATCCTCGGCGTGCCCCGCTACGCGATCAGCCGTATAGACCGCGCCGGCGAGATCATCCAGCGGTACAAGCTCGGGCATAAAACGCACGTCTACGAACTCGAATCGCTCTATAAATTCCTCGCATCATGCCAATCGAAACCATCACAAAAGCCGGCCGCCGGCGCTACCGTTGGACGTTCGAACGCGTCATCGAAGGTGGCCGCGTTCGAAAAGCCAAGCTTCTCCCTGCGGGCATTTCTGCAAAGCAGGCCGACGAGCTAGGGCGAAAGTGGGATGCGGAAACATACGCCCTGCACACGGGCGTGACGAAAGAAGTCGTCACAATCGGAGACTGCGTTCTCGCGCACCTGACAGATAAGCGAGCGGGTTGGAAGGACGGCCTGAAACGAGTACAGATTCTCGAAAAATGGGCGCCGGAGTACGCAGAACAGGATGCGAACGATCTGCATGCCTGGTCGATCCGTTTCGTCGGCTACATGCGAGCGAACGTCGACCATCTTGGCCGGCCCAAGCACCCGCTTTCCGATGCGGCGATCCGTAACGTGCTCGCGTACCTTCGGGCAGCGATCAAGTATGCCCACAAGATCGGGCGCATAGAAATCGACCAGACCGCGCGCATGGTCATACCGGCAGTCAACAACGAGCGGCACCACTACCCGCAAAGGAGGGAGATGCTGGAGATCGCGCGGGCGTGCAGACATCGCGAGGTCCGCGCGGCCGTCCGGATAGCGTTCTACTCTGGTATGCGCCGCGGCGAGATCCTGCGGGCGAAGGTGACGCGCCAGGGATACTCGCTCGACGACACGAAGAATGGGCGGCCGCGCATCATCCCGATACACCCGCGCGTCGCCGTGCTGGCTCGCCGCGTGCGATTCACCCTGACGGTCAAGCAGTTCGAAGAGGCATGGAAGAAAGCCAGAATTGCGGCCGGCTACCCGAACACAAAGTTTCACGACTTGCGGCACGGCGCTGCGTCGGAAATGATCAACGCGGGCATCGACCTGTTCACGGTAGGGGGCGTGCTCGGGCACAAGTCAGTCGTATCGACTAAAAGATACTCGCATCTGGTTACAGACCGGCTTGCGGCTGCCGTCGGAAAGATCGGTCAGAAGCGGTGAAATCTGGTTTAAGGCAGAAAAACCCACACCATGAAGATTTGCCGGAAATGAACAAAACGACGAATCGCTTGCTGGACGGATGGTGCCGGGGACCGGACTCGAACCGGCAAGCTGTGAAGCGGCGGACTTCAACTCCTTAGTCACTGTGAGTAAACACAGGCTTTTGGCATGGAGCCTACGGTGTTACGAGGGTTTCAGGGCGATGTGATGCTGTATATGTGAACAGTGGTTGGCGGGTTTAAGGCAGAAAAATCCCATACGGGGTAGGTGACGCGCCAGCTAAACTAAACGCTGGGCTGATTGATGTGCGCCAGTAGGCGCGATGAGGGGTGCGGGCGACGCCCATACGGAGCATCGCCCGGATGATGTTACGCCGGCACGCTCGAGACAGCGGCAGCCTGATTCACGGGAAACGCTTCAATCACCCGCGCAATCATATGGTCTTGCACGTTCGCAATCGGCAATGCGGGCTTGCCGATGTGTGCGAGCAGAGCGGCGTGATTCAAGCCGGGCGGCACATCCGGAACGACGTCGTTGCCGTTCTTGTATAGGTGCACCGGCACCTTTGCCAGAAGCGTGCGCACGCCCATGCCGGAGCTCACGCGCGGAGGCTCGAACCCATACACGGCCGCCGGCGGCTTGCCGGCCAGCGTCAGCGACACTGCAGCCAGAATTGCGATGGCCGCGCCAAGCGAATGCCCGACGAGGGTAACGGGCTGCTCGCCGATCGCGCTTATCACGGGCAACGCAATCGCCTGCCACGCGCCCCAAAAACCGCGATGCACGTCGCCGACACCTTCCACGGACACCAGGCGAATATCCAAATCGGCGAGCCAGCCTGGAACGTTGTCGGTGCCCGGGAAGGCTACGACGAGCCCCGCCGTCGTCTGCCGCACGATAGCGCGCGATGCGCTGTCAGCCTTCCCGATGTCCGGTGCCGCGCTATACGCTTCCTGCGCCAGCAGGGCATAGTCGCGGGGCGTCATTTACTGACTCGCTGCGACCGGTGCCGATGCGGCAACAGCGCCTGATGCTGGAGCAGCTGGCATGACCTGCGCGACGATCTGGTTAAGGATCGGCTGTGCGAGCGTTAGGCCAATCAGAATCGCCGGCTGATTTGGGATCATCGGTAGCGCTGATACGAGTCCGATGAGTGCAGGGAATGCCGTGTTGTTGAGCGTCTGCAGATCGGTCACGTTGATCTGTCCACCCGCAGCACAGACAGCGTTATTGATCGCGATGATGCCGGGCTTCGTCGAGTCACCCGGGACGCCATTCAGCAATTGCTGCTGCGATGCGTTTAGAAGCGGCGACGTGGACAAGACCTTCAGATCCGCATTGACGGTCGGACAGAAGTCGGTAACGAGTTGCTGGGGAGTCGGAATGGACGGCGAGCCGGGGGATGCGCAAGCGCCGAGAGCGAGCGCGCCAATACCTGCCGCAAGAGCGGCAAAAAGCTTTTTCATGGTGATTCCTTCAGAGGTGCCGCGAGCGGCGGAGGGAGTTATTGCTGGGCTGGTGCAGCGGGTTGAGCGGGAGCTGGCGCCGTGACGGAAGTCGTCGGCGCAGCCCTGCTAAAGCTGATTGGCAGGCTCTTCACGCCATGCCAGGTCGTGATGGTTCCAATCATCCCGAACGCCGCATCACGCAGCATCGGGTCATTGATCTTCAGGAAGTCGCAGGCCGCCAGAAACACGAATAGCAGCCCGACCGAGACAGGTTTGATGAGTTCGTCCATTGATGCTCCTATTGCTGGTGGTGAATGACTTCTGAAGCGGAGAACTGATAGCCCTCCTTGCCATATTTCTGCGCAATCCAGATCGGAAAAGGCAATGCATGCATGCCCTCGTCCTTCCCGATGTGATGGACCTTGCAAAGCAACATGCCGTTGACGGTCATGTCGTCGACGAACTGGGTCCAGTCGGTGAAGCTGTCCCAGTCGAATGCCCGGATCGCTTCGCCCCAGACGCCGGCCTGCGCATCGACCTTAAAGCGGTCCCAGTCGATCATCTCGGCGAACGAGCGCTCGATCGGGTGGTGGTGCGCCTCGAGCGGGTGGCCGGATTCTTCAGCGGTGGCGTTGCAGATGTAGCAGCGGCCCCCCTCGCGCTCGATCAGTTCTTTGCGCGTACGCGTGAACAGCGCGGTCGTCGTACGCGGGTCGTGGCCCGGGATGTTGACGTCGACCGTCAACGTTTCTTTCTCTTCGTGGATCTGGGTAACGTCGGTCATGTCCGTAAACGAAAAAACCGGCCTAAGCCGGTGTGGTGATTCGAGGGGCGTAACGTGGTGGGGTGTTACGGGGAGAGTGCCTAACCGAAACCGAACGGGATAACTGTGACCAGTCGCGAGGACGTGTACAGACTATGCACAACAATGTCGCCGCTCGAATTCATGTAGACATTGAACGTGCCGCTCACCGCTGGATCGACACCAACGGTCGTTCCTACGGTGAACTTCGAGCCCACCGCTCCGGCAGTGCTTATTGCCGCGGATGCGCCGGCGGAATTAATCCATGCGTAGCCGCCGGTCCCTTCCGTGTCGGCCTGGATCAAGATTGTCCCGCGCTTGAACGACGCCAGATTTGGCAACACGAACGTGGACACCTGTCCAACAGCCATGTTCACCGACTGAAGTCCGGGTAGCACGCCGGGGTACTGTCCAATATAAGGCGTTATCCAGCAGCCATCCACATAGACATTTTCCGGATTGGACGCGCCCGTTTCGATGCGTAGGCGCGCGCCAGTCGCCTGCAATAGTGCAGCAGTAATCTGCGCCGCTGAAATATAAAACTGGATGGCTCCATAGGTTGCAGGACACGCCACAGGCGTCGATACGGTTGCTCCGACATGCGAACTCAACGTTCCCAGCCCAGACTGCGAGCGACAGCGAACGGAAACGATAAATCCCTGCGGGCAGTCCTGCATCGAACCAATCGGGATGGTGAGGATTGGAATGCCTGAGCCGTTTGATACCGCAACAGTACCTTCGATGTTGTTCAATACATTCGATCCGTCTGCAGCAAACGGATTATTCCCACTGGTCAACTTGTGTGCGCTGATGAACATCGGACCATAGCTTGCCAGCGCCTCGCCCACGATTGTCCCGTTACTAGCCTTTCGCACGGGTTCGACACGAATTGCTGACGTTGATGTGTTTACAGTTGCGGGAATAGAGCCTGTTGTATCGACGTTCTTCAGCGTGAGCGCGGTATTGCTTGTGATGTTGTACAGATTAATGAGGGTGTCAACGCCACTCAGCATGATCTTGTCGATCATCACATTTACATTGATTCCCGACGAGCCCAGCCGAAAGATATTCAGAAATCCATTTGGGTTGCTGAAGTTTGTGATGCTTAGGCCCGTGAACCACCCTTCAGAGCACTGGTTAAGGTCGAAGATAGAGTACGCAGGCGATCCGGGAACGGTCGCACCGCCCCATTCAAACTTTGCGTCTGTCACGCGGAAGATGAAAAGTCCCGAAAGCAGCGACGATCGAAAGATGGTGCCGGTATTTGCCTCAAAATGACATTTGTCGAGAAAGTTAATATCATTTACGTTGTTCTGACCATTGCTTGCGACCACGTCGTCGAACAGAATAATCTGCGAGGATGGCGCGCTGTTGCGTCGAAATACCGTATTGTTGAATGTGAATTCCTGGCACGCCTGCATGCGCATCGCACAGCCGTTCGAGTACTGCACGCCGCAGCTATCGAACTCACAGACGGCAACGCCAAGCATAGTCAAAAGCGAGTCTGACGCTGGCAGATTATTGCCATGAAACAAGACGTTTTCAAACTTGACGCCGAGCGTGTAATTGACGATTCCGCCTGGCGCAGTGTCCGATACCTTGCCGACGAGCAGCAACTGTGCCGCCGTCGAACTATTCAACATCAGGGTCGCACCGCCACCCGAGAAAGTGGAGGGTCCTTCGCCTTTTATGCCAAATGATTTTCGAATGATGGACAGGCTATTGCACAGGTACACTGCGCCCGACCGCAACAGCATCGTGCCGCCGACTGGAAGCGCAGCGAGGCAGGCGTTAAGCGCAGCGCTGCTGTCGAATGTTGACATGCCAGGCTGAGTCGAATCCTGCGCGCCCCACCATTCTGGCCGACACCCACCCAGACTATTCAGACGTTGCCAGGCGTTGCCATTGCCATCGAAAATGATCGTTCCGCCATTGTCGGAAAGTCCCGTCGCGCTGCTCAGCCTGCCGAACTCGCCAGCTATCCCTGGTGCATTTATCACGCAATACGTGCGTATGCCGGTATAGCTGCGCAATGCGGAATAACTCGGCAAGGTCAGCGTGCCGATGACGAAATCCGCTATTGCATTGAGGGTCGTTTGAAGTAGCCCGGCCCCGCGTGACAGCGGAACGGTTTCGGCTCCCGTCAACGTCCCGGCAGACGTAGCCGTCCCATTCGCAATAGCGCTATAAGCATTCGCCGAAGCGGTAGCAGAAGCCGCCGCAGCCTCCGCTTCTGCTGTTGCCGTACCTGCGGCCGCAGTAGCTACGCCCGCCTCAGACGTAGCAGTAGCCGCCGCTGCTGTGGCAGTCGCGGCGCTCGCCGTCGTACTGGCAACCGCTTGCGTGATCTGCTGATTAGCAGCCCCGCTGATCGAGCCAAGTTGAAGAATCTGGGTCTGCGGCGGCTGTGTAATCTCAATCGTCGACCCAGATGGTCCGGAAACCTCAAGCGAAGGGACCGAATAAGTGACCGTAATTTCGAGCGTGCTCATCGGTCACGCCTCCGGGTCAAAGAACACCGGGCCTTCGAACAGGAAATTTGCTTTCCCAGTGGGATCGATATATTTGAGATTCGTGACCCCGAGTTCGAATACTTTGAAGCCGCCCGGAGCTCCCGGCTGCGGCATTGGAATGCCGCTAGCGGACAGCACGCTCGTATCCGCATTTGCGAAGATCAGATCGAACGTTCCGGCCGTTCCTCCGAGCCAGATATAGCTTCCCGACGATTGCGCAGACGACAGCGTCAGCAATGTATCCGGACTTCCGATGGAGGCGCGGATTGGCAGGAACATCTGGTAGCCCGTCAAATTCATCGGGTTGCCGTTGTCGTCCTTCCAGAGGCACGAGAGCGTCAGATCTGCGCCCTGCTTTATGGTGAACGAAAAAGGCGCGACGCCCGAGCCTACGAAAGTGTTCATGCAAATCTCCGGGCGCAAAAAAGCCGCCTCTCGGGCGGCCTCATGGTGAGAATGTTCGGGATCAGGAAATGCCGAGCGCCTTCTTGGCCGCGCCGTACAGCGCCGCGCGATCGACCCAGCCGTTTGGCATCGCCTTCGACGTCGCGCTTCCCAGATTCACCGCGCGCGAGACCCCGAGGAAGTTGCCGGCGAGTGCGAGCGTGCTGAGCTTCCGATTGAACCAGTACCAGCCTGCCGACATCGCGGCGTTCGCTGGCTGCTCGAGCAACTCGGGATGATTCAGGAGGTCGAGATCAAGGCCGACCGCGGCGAGCGTGTAATTGCGCCGGCCAGTGATCTGGATGAGGCCGCGGCCGCAGAACAGATGGCCGTCGCCGGGCTGCGTATTGCCGAGCTCGGTCGCTTTCGTCGAAGGCGGCTCATATGCGCGCTGAGCCTGCGTCGGGCCCCAGATCTCCTGGGTATATCCGAGGTACACGGACTCGACGCCGATGGTCGCGAGGAAGGCAGCGACGTCCAGCGGCTCAGCAATCTGGTACTTATCGCAAGCCTCTTGGATTGGCTGCACCCATTGCGCAGCGCGCATCTGCGTAGCGCCGCAGCCGGCGGCAATGATGGCGGGCGTGAGATTCATAGCGCCGAGCTACCGTGTAGCACCAGCGTTGTAATAAGAGCCGCCATCCCGCATATCAGCGCCCCCACGCTCGTAATCAGGATCCGCTCGAGTCTTGCCAATCTGGAATTGATCTGGCCATATCGCTCGAGGCAGACCGCCTCATGGCTATTCAGGCGGGCTTCGGTTTCTGTCATGAGGAGTCCAGGCAAGAAAAAAGCCGCCCGAAGGCGGCTTGTTGGTCGAGTCGTTATTTACTACTTGACACATAGGCGGATTCCGCCTACCTTTCGGTCCATAGGAAGCGCACTCGCGCGGCCGCCATCCGAAAGGAAATTCATCATGAAATACCGCTTTCGCGCCCTCGCGCGTATTGGATCAACTCGACATGCTCTTTCGCCCGCCTTCGGTCGCACAAATGAAGCAGTGGAAGGAGCGGCTCGGCTACTCCGGCACTCAGATGGCCCGCATTCTTGGGCTCAAAACAAGCCGACGCTGGCGCGAGTATGCGGACGAGAACAAGCCGCAAGGCATGCCGCCGGCGAACCTCTTCATGGGCGCCGCGCTGGTCACGCTCCCGCAATCGGACATCGACCGAGTTCTAGAGACCATGCGCGAGATCGGCGCGGTTATCGACCTGGACGCGGCCTCCGATTCCCCGGCGCACGATGGAGAGCCGCAGCCGTAGCCATGACGCTTGGGTGTGCCGCCGTCGGCGCACACGCTGAATCGTTCTTCCATGCAGAGGCCGGGCTAGGCGCCACAAACTTCACGGCGATGGGCGATGGCATGTATTACCAGCAGGGCTTCTCGCATCACCTGAAGCTACGCGTGCCCGCCGGCCAAGTCGGTATCGGCATCGACGCCCTTCCCTACTCGCCCGGATCATGGGTTCCAGGCGTGGCCGCGAATCTCTCATATCTCTACTTCGGGACCGCCAACATCCGTGGCGACGCCGTCCCGGATGCGACCGACTATGCGAACGGCGTCGGCGGCTACAACCCGAAGACGCAAGCCTGCAACGGCACGTGCGGCCCGATGCGCTACTTCGACACCGGCGGCTCGCTGCAAGCGTTAGCGCTCACGATCGAGCCGTTCTACGAAGTCGGCAACTGGCGCTTCAGCGTCGAGGGCGGCCCTGCCATCTTCAAGGGCACGTGGACGTCGACAATGACGGTCATTTCGCCGACCAGCCCATGGGGGCCGCAGGGTTCCGTCCAGACGCTGGCGCACGATCCGAAGCCGCAACTGACCTGGACAGCCGGTGCATCGGTCGCCTACAAGAAGGTGACGCTGCGCTACACCTATATCAGCACACCATCGAAGAACGTGAGCAACTCGAACGTGCCGCTCGGGTTCCGCGCGGCGCATATGGTGACGCTCGGGTATAAATTCTGAACCATTTGGCTTCGCGAATGCGTCTGCTACCATTTGCCGCCACGCAGCACCTATTTTGACCTCTGCACAAGGCGGATACACTTGAAACTGCTTATCGGACTTATTTTGTCGCTGGCTTTTGCTGGCATCTGTCAAGCTGCGCAAGGCCAGCGTCCCGAATTCCATTTTACGCCGTTACATGGCTGGATAAATGACCCTAACGGGATGTTCGAAGAGAACGGAATTTACCACCTTTACTACCAGTACTACGGTGGGGGCTGGGAACTCAGTGACGGCCGCTTTAAGAACGGCTTGGACTGGGGGCCAATGCAATGGGGCCACGCCACCAGTACTGATCTGATGCATTGGCGCCAGCAAAGCGTGGCTATTCTGCCCGATAAACGTATAGCAAATCGAGAAGTCGAAGGGATGGCCTATTCAGGGAGTGTGGTCCTCGATAGTCAGAATACTAGCGGCTTCGGAAGTAAGGCGAATCCTCCGCTAGTCGCAGCGTACACGGCGGCCGACACTTTTGGACCTGGCAGCGGTCAGCGTCAGGCGTTGGCATATAGCCTCGACCACGGCTACACGTGGAAAAAATATGCCGAAAACCCCGTCCTTCCATACAACAACACGGCGGACTTTCGTGACCCTAAAGTGTTTTGGGATGAAGCCCGATCGCGATGGTCAATGGTCGTCACGTGCGGAGACCATTTGTGCTTCTTTCGATCATCCAATCTAAAACTGTGGACTCCATCGGGTCGGTTTGGTGATGCCTTTGCGAAGGACGAGGCACCTTGGGAATGCCCCGATCTGTTTCCCCTGCAAACAAAGAAGGATGGCCGTCTCGTAACTAAATGGGCCCTTCTCGTCAGCGTTCAACATGGTGCGCCATCGGGTTCGTTCGGGACGCGCTATTTCATAGGCGATTTCAATGGTGAGACGTTCACCCCTGATTCATCAGATTCAACGCCTCAATGGCTCGACTACGGAAGCGATTTTTATGCTGCACGGACATTCGAGCCATATCCTGCAGGTCCCTCAAAGCGAGTCTTGCTAGCATGGATGAGTAACTGGACGTATGCCCATGTTTTACCCGCTCAGAACTATCGCGGGGAAATGAGCGTTCCAAGAATCATCTCGCTTAAGAGCACCGCGCGCGGTTATTACCTCGCCCAGCGGCCGGCGCCATCCATCATGAAGCGGTTGCACAACGAAAATGTGTCCATCAATCTTGATGGATCAATGTTCAACCAAATCAAGAAGGTCAATTCTGTTGCTGTCCTGAATGTCCATTTCAAACCGACAGGAGGGCGCAAGAACCTAAGCGTTGAGATGGCTCAAGTGAGCGGCGGCAAGATCAAGATTACCTACTCGGAAAAAAACTCGACTCTCACCGTCGATCGTAGCGACTATGCTGGATATGCATTCCCGAATCCTACGAACGTTATATCGGCGCCAGTACCTCAGACTGACGAAGGCCTGAAACTTTCAATTTTGTTAGACCGGACATCGATGGAGATATTTGCCGACGACGGGAAAGTGACCTTCACAAATCTGATTTACCCTAAAAACTTAGGTCCTTATATCGTCACCGCCGGAATGGGTCGTTGATTTATCATCGCGGCCTATCCTGCTAGTGGCGGCAACCCGATTTGCGACATCGATGTCTTCGACAAGAAATACTCACTCCATCGAGCATCGCTCGTGTCGATTTCACCTTGGAATGGCCAACTCGAAGCGGGTTGAGGGCTATCCGCGTATCCAGTGATCGTCGCTTGAGTTGCGTCGGAGAATTGCACGTTGATCGTCGCCATAATTAAATCTCGTACGCGGAAATATAGAGAGACATAGTCGGTGTTCCTGCTGTATTTGAGAATGTGTAGTACAGCGTCTGGATTGTCATGATGTCGATAGCCCAATCGCCGGTGTAGGCCGTGCCGCCGGAGCCGCTCACATTTTGATAGCCAAGGTTCTGCGCGCCATCGCAAGCCAGAGCCATGCCGATCTGGCTTGTCGCTGTGCTCACCAGCTGGGTTTCACCGGAAACGCGAACTGCCGCCTTCGGTATCGCTCCAGTTAACGAGAAACTCGTGAAGGTTGACTGCGTCGTCGAGGTCTGCAGAGTGAGAAGCTGCGGCACACTGATGCGCCGCCCATTCACCAGGCAGCCCTTCAACTGCCCAGTCGTTGAACTCACAGGGATAACCGCAAGGAGCGCCGATGCCGTATAGCCGGATGGCATGTTTACGCCACCATAAATCGTAGGCGCAGCCGATGCCGCCTCCATCGTGCCGAGCAGTGCAGCGGCACTGGCCGTAAGCGATGCGCTCGCCAAAGTTTGCGAAACGGAAACAGTATAAGTGCCTGCCCCACCAGTGCCGGTACCCAATGCCGTGATCGCAGTTCCAGGGGCCGCCCCCTGAACAACCTGCCCGACAGCCAGGGCGCCAGACGAAACGGAAGACGCGGTTAGGGTAGTGCCGCTGATCGATCCATTGAACACCGCAGCTTGTGGATTGAAGATCGCATATACCGCTAGCCAGCCTCCCGCCGTCGCCGTGCCGGTGTCCATCCCACCTGCACCGGTCGTTGCGAGATTCAGCGTCTTGTTGAAGCTAGGCAGCACAAAGGGCGTGCCGTTCAGAGCGGTTTCGACCGATACCTGATCCGCAGAAAAGGCGATTGTCGTCGCATTGGCGAGACACGACGCTTTGAGATTGCGAGCGGTTCCCACTATAGGCGAGAACATCGACTTCAGTGCAGTCAGGATCTGGTTATACGTCGTCTTGCTCGGTGTCAAGCCGGCAGCCACCGGAATGGCGCGCAACTCCTCCTGGACCATATTGAACCAAGAGGCGCGCTCGAGCGTCGCGAGTATGCCCGACCCCGGGTTCCCTTCCGTCCAATATCCCTCGGTCAATGCGGCCTCAGGAACCGGCAGTGTCGCAGATGCAGACGGGTCATCAATTCGATACATAGAGCCTCTTACGAGTAGGCAAAAATAACTATCGTGTGTGCTGGAATTACTTCGCTGATCTCGCACTGCAAGACTGCGTTTCCCCAGGACGCCAATGGATCACCGGCCCGCGCAGAACCCACGCGCGATTGCGTGATGGTATTTAGGGGTGCATTTATCTGCCAGACGAACGACCATTGCTGACCCATCCGGCTGACGGGCTGCCCAACTCGGCTTTGTCCGACGCGAGATGCCGCGTACTCGGTCACAGTGACCGTATATCCGAGCAACGCGGCGTATTGAATGAAATATGGAACAGACTGGCCACCAGATCCGGCGAAGCGTGCGACGACTTGCGCCTGACGCGCGGCGACCGTAGGCGCCGGGCCAGCGCATGGATCGGGCAATCCAAGCGCCGCCTCCCACTCAGGAAGAAGTTGTACGGCCGTCGCTGGGAACGCATCAACCAGAAGGTTGTTGTTCTGCTCGGTGTGGCGTTGCCATGCCGGAGTAAGCCCCGCCTCGACTTGCGCCATCACCGATGTTGGGTCGCGCGACCACGCCAGCCCGCGCGGCATAAGAGCCTGCAGTGCCGTCAGAAAATCCGAGGCTTTATAGTTGGGAGCGGCCATTTAGGGATTCCACGTGATGACGCCCAACGTCGGCAACTGGCCTGTCGTGCCGACAATGTTTGCCGTCGGCGACGTGATCACGAAGCCTTGCGTACCAGGAATCGCTGCGATGGCCGACTCGATATACGACAGGTCGATCGTCCCGTTCTGCCCCGGCGTCGTACTCAGCGGCGAGCCATATAGAACGAACACGCCTGCGATAGCCGCGGCGATCAGTGATTTGGTCGCTGCGGAGAAATTCGCCGTCCCGCTAATCGTGAAATTGATCACGTCCTGCGTAGGCGCATAGATGTACACCAGCGCCGTCGCCGGCCGTAGCGGGTAGATCCAGTTCGCTACATTCAACAGATCGAGCGTCGCCGTCGGCGAGCCGCGCGTCTCTAGCGTCGCAACGCCGCTGACGCCTTGCGGGAAACCGTTGTTTGCAGCCTCGGTGACGTCGAGCATCGGATAAACGACCACCGTGCCCGCGCCAAACCCATTCGGGTTGCACCACGCGCGCGTGACGCCATTCACCTGCAGCGCCCACGTTACATAGTCTTTCTGCGCCCCACCCTGCGGAACGTTCTGGTACGCCTGCAGCATGTTCGAGCGCAGGCTGTCATCGTTCTCGACATCGGCGCCGCCCGTGAAAGCGGTCGTCACGGAACCCGTCGAACTGATGCCGTTGATCGACGTCCCGATGGTCATCACGGTGCCGATCGGGCAATTACCGAATGCGCCGGTCAAGCCAGCCGGGTCGGCGTTTGCCACCGCGTTGACGGTCACATTGGTTCCCGACCACACACCGGCGGACGTCGTCGTGTATCCAACGCCATCGCCACGCGTGATCGGGGTACCGATAGGCAGCGGCGTCCCGTTCGTGCCCGGAAAGGTGATCTGCCCGGGAACTGCTAAACCAGCCTGCGTGGCCGGCTCGCGGAACACATTCTTTAGCGCAGCCCATGCCTCAAGGAATTCATCCGTTGCGGTGAACGGATTCGCCTGTTGCGCGACCCAATCGGTGTATCCGTATTGGAGTTGAGCAAGACCAGAGAGCGCCGTGCCGAGGATCTTGAGAACCGAGAACCGCAGCAACGGATCTGAGCCGGCCACGCTCGCCTGAATGTCGGCTGCGACCTGTGCTTTGATCGAAGTGAGTGTTGGACGCGCGAACGGCATTATGTGTTGATCCCCGACCAGGCCCATGCATACTGGCCCGTCATCAGTTGAGTTCCGTTTTGCTTGTACGCAGTGATCTGCGCACCCAGTACGCTTGGCCGCGCCCACTGCACGCTGATGTCGAAGCGCGCGACTACGCCGTCATCAATGAGCCACTGCAGGGCTTCGGCGAGGTAGTCATACGCAAGCTGCAGCGTCTCGGGGATCTGCTTCGAGCGCTTGAGCAGCCACATTCGCGAGCCGATCGGCACATCGTCATCACCCCACCAGCCACGCGGGTCGTTTGAACCATCGGGAATCACGTCGCCCGGCTGCGCCATGCGATCCGTGAAAAGGCTGATGATGATCGCCGTTTGAAGGTCGTTACCGGTTTGCACAAACCCACCAGCGGCGACCGTGTTAAGCGTGTAGGTACCAGTCCACGTGAGTTGCGCGCCAAAGACCGGGGCAGCCGCAAGCGCCACTGAACCGGATGCGCTCAGCGTGTAATCCGTGACCGTTACAGCGGATGTGGTCGTGGGGATGTAGCTGCCTGCCGTATTGCCTGCCGCGCCAAACTGCGGGCCAAAGAATGTAACGTTGTCGCCAATAACCAGCGCGTTAAAGTCGATGCCTGCGACATTGTCCGACGCAGTGCTCGTCGGCGTCATGATGGCCGAGCAGAAATACCATCCGCCGCCAAGCGATGTTATTTGCGCATTCGAAGCGATGCCCGTGACCGATGTCACCGATCCAGCGCCGGAGAGCGAGAATGTCGCATCTCCGGCCTGCGTGAAAGAGTGCAGAGAGATGGCACTGATGGACCCCGCCTTTGCAAACACGCTAATCGGATATGCCTGCCCGGCAACGACCGACATGCTCTGGTACAGATATGCACTTCCGACCGCATTGGCCACCACGTTGTACGCGTGAGTGCTGCCGTCAGGGCCTGTGACTGCCGTAGCGGAGCCGACGCGCGATGAAACCCACGAGCCAGATGCGAGATTTGTGGATTGAAGAAAGCCGTTCGTCCGTGGCGTCGCATACAGCAACTGGTTGCCTTGCCAGTCGTTGCGGTAAATCGAAGCAACGATGTTGCTTATGACGTTCGCGCTAGGTACTAGCGGAAACTGCGTCGCGATGCCATCACCCACCCCGAACAAAGCGGGCGATGCGACAGATACAGCCTGCTGTAACAGGGTCGGTGGGCTAAAAACAAGATCCCCACGATTGTTCACGGGGTCCCACATAAGAGTTGCGTCGGCCATTTCCGCTCACGCATGAAAAAAGCCCGCAAAAGCGGGCTTCGTCGTTGAGCGCATGCGCGCTACATCGGCACGGTCGGTGTGCCAGTGGTAATCGTGCTGCCGCCAGTCTGGACGTTGACGACCGGATGGCCGTGCGTGTCGTAGTCCTGGCGCATATCGGCCATCGTGTCTGCGTTCGTGGCCGAGTTATCCTGGATGTCGCCGGTCGAAGAGACGAGAGGCGTTACGAACTGCACACCGCCGGGTGCCACTACCTTGAACACTCCGGTGCAGTTCACTGTGAAATTTGTTGCGTTGTTGCACGTGACCGGCAAGCCAGCCGCGTTGATGACCAGGCCACCATTGCTCAAGTAAACCTGTATGCCGTTTTGCTGATACAGCATCGACTCGCCAATCGCGAGCGCCTTCGGGCGAGATGGTTGATGGTTTGTCGCCACCACGGCAACATCGCCCGGATCACCCGCGATAGCACCGTAAATCACATCGGACCCGACTGGCGGGTTTGATGTGAGGCCGTATTCGGCCAGCCGCATCCTGTTGTCAGAAGTGAACAGGTCATTCCCTTTCACCTGCATCTTCTGAACGGTGCCGCTGTCGTCGACGAATGTCACACGACCGCGCCCGAACAAGCCACGCAGCCGCATGAACATCCGGTCTAGTGCGCCTGAGTCCATCAATTCCCCGCAGTAACGTCTGGAGCGATTGGGTTGAGGATGATCGGCTCCTGATAGAAGGCCGCCGGCGGCATGATGGTGAGATCGGCAGTCGTGCCGTTCTCATCGCGCTTGTAGGTCACGTCCGAAATCAGCCACGTTTGCGGCTTCAACTTCAGGCCCGGCAGATCGATTGCGACGAGCGTATTGGGCGTCCACAGCGCGCCGGCCGAGTCGCGCCAGCTATCCGTCGTCAGGCGAACCTGAAACGACCGGCCATACCGACGAGCCATTTCCCATTGCGCCCGCTGCGCCGCGACATCCTGCCCACCAAAAACCGACTCAGCGACGATCGCGCGGTATCGAAACCGCGGCACTGTCTGGTCTTTCACGCTCGCGATGAGATTCCCACCGTCGCCGACGTCCTGACACGTGTCCAGACTCTGCCGAACGGCGTCATAGTCTGAAAAGCGGCCATCCATCCCATACATCATGCTGGCCGACTGGACGTTAATACCCTCAGTGAACCCGCTCGCTTGCTGCTGTGTGCCGATTCCAGACAGCAGGAGGCTGCCGTCGGGCTGGTCGTATAGCAGGAGAGCCCGGAACCGGCACAGCCTCTCCAGCACGTCATAGATCGGCTCGCCGACCATGATGTTGAGCTGCGGTATCGGTGCTCCCTGGTCCGCGCCGGCCGCAAGGTTTGCCGGGATTCCATAGACCGAGCACAGGTTCTGCGCAATCTGTAGCAGCGGCATATTCAGCAACTGACCGCCGGGCCACTTCGCCGAACAGTCGACGAGATCCTGACACTTGCTGCGGCCAGTTATCCTGATGGTGTGCTGCCGCGCGTTGTAGGACGGAAGATACCGGTCCACAAAGCCGCTCAGCACCAGATCGGCGCCGAGATACACCTCGCACTGGTCGCCCGGCTGTACGATCACTTCCGAAACGCCCGGGTACGGCTCCGTGAACTCCACGTCGAAGTCCGACGGGCACCGCTCGATGCCGCGCGTCACGCGCACATTCAGCCAACCCGTGATCTCGCGTGCGTTCGACGTCGTATAGGTCTGCTGCCCCGCCGCGGCACCGGTGTTCCGTGTGCACGTCGAAACCTTCAGGGTGAGATCGTCGCTCATCAGGTCGCGAGTGCTTGGAAGGAGGGGCCACAGAATGCGGGGTGAATAGGATTGATCTGCTGCACGAGCCCCAGCTCACGCGTTGGATCGCGATAAATTCGCTGAGCCAGTACGAGCGAAGGGAGCGTCGTCTGAAACGTGAACGTTGCGATCGATGCCAGATCCGCGCCACGGGCCTGCAGATCGGAAATAACCGACTGCCGGAGCGCGCGCAGCGCCTGAAAGCTATTGTCGTCGCCAGCATCCCCTGCAACATCGATTTCCGCATCAATCAGCCCAACTGCCGTCCCCATGACCGTATTGGCGTCCTCTTGCGAGGTCGGCTGATAGGTCGTGAGACTGATTGCCAGCTGCGCCAGCGCGGTGCGGCGCAACAGCGCGGACAGCGCCGTCTGCATCTCAAGCATCGCGGCGCCGATCTGCCCCGGCGTCGTGACTGGCACCGGCGAGAACTGAGCAAGGTCGCCGACGAGCCGCACCGCGTCGGTCGGATCGGTCGATGCAGCCACAACAGATGCAAGCAGCGACTGCGCCGCGGCCTGCACCGCGGCCGCATTCGACGGATTCGCCGCAGCGATCTGCAACACGGTACCGGCTGCAGCTACGGCAGCACGCGCGGCAGTCGCCTGCGCCAACAGATCATCGGCCGTTACGCTGGGCGATGACTGCGCATTCGAGCCGGCATAGCCGCTATTCGTGCCGCCGAAGAGCCGCCCGAAATTGCCGAACAGCGTTGACACCGAACCGATCACGCGCTTGACGTCGTTCACGGCCGTGGTCGCGAGCTGATACCAGCCCACTGCGGTTGAAACAGCCTGCTGCACGACTGCGGCGCCGTTTTGAATTGAAGACGCCGTAGATTTTATGAAGTCCGTCAGCGATGAGCTGCTCAGCGCGTCAGCATTTTGGTTGCTCTCATCGCCAGTCGATGCGACTGCTTTCGGAAACAGGCGGTCGCCTGAAACCATTAGCGTCAGACGTATCTCGAAGACACGCCCCGCGATCGTTTCCGTTATCTCAACGCCCAAACAGACGACGTTTTCGACCCTGCCCAACGTGGGATGCACGAGGACAGTTCCGCCGGGGTCTTCGCACACGGCCAACAAATCATCGCGCTGCTTAACTACTGGCCCTTTCCCGGTAATCAGGTCGTCCTCGACGAGGAACCCAACCACTTCAAAACGGCGCTGCTTCTTGCCAAGGTCCTCAATCCACGACTCATCGCGGAACGGATAGTCGTGAATGGCGACCTTGCGGCCGGCAGCGGTACGCACCGAGTCGACACCAAACGGCACGCTGCCATAGCTCGCCGGCTTGAGCAAATCCAGCCAGCTCCCGGACTGAAATCCCGCGAGGCTGGCCAGATTCCCAACAGAAGACGCAACACCGCCAATGCTGCCGGCGACGTTCAGCGCGTTCGAGATGGTGCTCAAGGATTTGCTCCGCTATTTACGCCCATGGCGTAGTTGACCTTCGTCGGCAGGAATCCGCCATCGGAGCCTCTCGCCTCGGGCCGAACGCCTGCAGGAACGCCGTGAAACGTCACATTGACTGCAGTGGCTCGAGATTCACGATCATTCTCAAAGCGCTGCGACAAACCGCCGGCCGGAGGCGCAGTAGAAGAGCCAGGCGCAGTCGGTGCACCAGCCGCTCCTCCGGCCAACGCCGCGCCGACGCCGGCATTGATTTGCGCATCCGTATAAGGCTGCTGACCATTCTCTGCACGGATCTGCGCTTTCACGAGCGCGGCCACGACCGCAGGATTGTTCAAGTCAGGAGTCTGGTCGCCAGACAGTCCGGTACCCTTCGACAAAATGCCGACGTAGTTGGCCATCTGCTGCGGGGTGTTGCCAGTACGAGCTCCGCCAGTCCACTTATCGGCAATGGCCGCGAGAGTCAGCCCTCGATACCCCTTCCGGAGATTTTCAGCCGCAGCCGCGATCCCCTTTTCCGGCGTGTCGTAGACAATCTCGTTGTCATGGTCGAGCATGTTCAACGGGTTGTTGCTGCGAATCCCGAGAGGCGCAAGGCCACCGGTGCCGCCGTGCGCATTTCTGTCGCCGCGAGACACGAAGTGGCCGCCGCTGAACGAAAAGAAATCCTTGGCTGCCTGCACCTCGCGCGCCCACCACGCCGCGTTGGTGTCTTCCTGCCGAAGGGACTGGGGAAGCTTGCCGCCGGCATTGCGCGGTACGAAATGCCCGCCTTCCGTCGATTCCTGAATCTTCTTGATTGCAATGCCCGCACCGACGGCCAGCGCAGCCATTGCGCCGACAGCGCCCAACGAGAGACCGGCGACGCCCGTTACCGCCGCCGGAATTGCGCTCGTCGAAAGCGTCGTCAGCGCAGTAACCAGGCTGAGCACGCTCGTAATCGGCCCAGCAAGAGTTATGGCAGCGATGCCGATCAAAACACCATTCACGCCACCGATCGCATCCCAGAACCCTTTGATCTTGCTCGTGACCGCATCCCAGTTGACGCTGTTCAGCCAGGCGACGAATTTGCCGACGGCTGCCGCAATCTTGTCGGCGATCTCAACACGATGCGCATCGAGCCACTTCGACAAGCCAGTTACCAGCGGGCCGAGAACTGGGATCAGGTTTGAGCCAATGCTGTTACCGAGGCCCGACACCGAATCCTTCAGATCGTTGACGTTTTCCCAGAAGACCTTTGCGCGCTGGATTTCATCCGGCGTCGGCACAAGCCCCTTCTTGTAGGCTCGCGCCTTGTCCGCGTCCCACGTGCCGTTCTGGATCATCGGCAGCAGACTGCCCATACCCAACGAATTCGCCGCCTCACGCTGCCCCTCGACGCTCGGCTGCTTACGCAGCGCATCCATGATGCGTTGCTGGGTGGTCAGGTAGTCGATCGAGCCGTCGTTGTTCCGTTTGATCTGCACGCCCATCTTTTGCAGCATCACCATCGCATGCGGATCGGCGCCATATGCCGCGCCGCGGATCGACATTTGCGACGATGACATGCTCGAATCGAACTCTTCCGCCGAGACGCCCGCCCGCTTCGCGGCCACATGCCACGCGGCCAGATCCTGCGCATTCATGCCGAGCAACCTCGACGACTTGTTCAGGCCGAACCCAAACGACCCGAAGCGCTCCGCCAACGCCGACAGGCCCGCGAGGGACGCGGCTCCGCCGATCGCCGTCAAGCCCGGGATGATCTCCACGATGCGGTCAACTACCTTACGCGCCGCGCCCGCGACGCCGCCGAGACCCTTCTTCAGCTTTTCAAGGCCACCTTGGCCGACATCGCCCAGCTTGCTCATGCTCTTCTGGGACTTCTCGATCGGCTCCGTTACTTTGCTGAGCGCAGCCTTGATCTTGTTGACCGTGGCAGTCGCGGCATCGTCGGCACGGATGCGAATGACGAATTCTTGAGCCACGTTATTTCACCTTTTTCAGTATGAGTTCGGCGTGCGCTGCGTAGTTGCGGATCTCGCTCCATGTCAGCAGCTTCGTTTCGCTAGGCTGCCAACGCCAGAACCGCTCCATCACCCGGACGGAATGCTCCCAATCTATGGGGAGCCCACCTCGTTTCCCTCGGGGTCGTCCTCATCAGGCGGGCTCAAGAAATACAGCAGATAATCCTGCGCCTTGTAGTAGTCCGTCGCGCCCATGCGGTCGATGACGGGTTGCGGGACGCCGGAGATTATCGAGATCAGATACTTGACGGTGTCGACAGCGTTTTCCTTCTGATTCTTCTTCAGGAATTTGCTGATTTCGTCGACATTCGGCTCGCGGAGGTTGATCTCCGTGATGGCCGTCGTCTCAGTGCCGGTCAGCTCGATCGGCTTGCGCAGCTCGATGGTCATTTCGAATGGCATGACCTTGAGCGGTTTCTTTTTTTGTTCTTCACTCATCGCTTAGCTCACAGAGACAGTTTGCTCGCTGACTTGCGGGCCTTCGAACCGAACGGTGAACTTCGCATCTTCGGTATCGACTTCCTGCACGTCGACGGTAGCCATGTTTCGGCCTGTAATGATCTTGCCGTTCGCGAGCGTCGCGCTGACCGTGGCGTTGCGCATCGCATTGAAACTTGCAACCGTCAGATTCCCGGCATCGCGAAGCGCCATTTCAATAAACGGCGCCACCGGCGTTTCTTTCACCCCATGAAACCCGTCTTTCCCCATAAGCACTTCACGCTTGACGGTGGCGACCGAATATTTCAGGCCGCCCTCGAGCTGCTCTGTGACGCCGTCCACCGTAACTTGCGCAGTGCCTGCAATCAGGTTGGTTGACATTGCTTCCTCTCCAGAAAATGAAAAAGCCACCCGGCGGTGGCTCTACTGCGGCTGTTGTTGGCCTACTGGAGGCGGAATTGCACGAGCGTCGCGAACGTGCGCATCTGATTGACCGGTGTGCCCGGCCAAAGGATGTCAACACGGTTCGGGTTGACGGTGTTCTTGTTCACGACAAGCGCCGCGGCAAACGCATCGCTGTTCTGCACGAACCCGCCCGCTTCACGCTCCTGATACAAAGCGATGATGTCGGACGCGATGATGTTCGGCGTGACCAGTCCACTGCCGGCCGGCGGCCGCGATCCGTTATCCGCCAGCTTGCAGCGCGCGTACTTCGACGAGAGCATCGCGTTGAGCGTCCGGATTTCCAGCATGAGCTGGAACATCGTTTCGATCTCGAGGTAGCTATCGTCCGGTGCGCCCTGCGCGTTAAGCTGGTACGTCGTGATGATGTTCTCGGTCTGCACCACGCCGCCCTGCGCCACGGTGAAGGTCGAAATGCCGTCGTACAGCAACGTCTCGCGCTGGCTCGGCAGGAACTGCGACTGCACCGGGGGCGGCAGCACGCCGGCGAGCGGCAAATACTGCAGCGGAATACCCGGGTCAGCGCGCACGCTCACTGCGGCTTGCGCAGCCAGAGCGGCCGCCCACATCCAGCTCGGCGTCGGGCTGTTGTAGAAGCCCAGAATCGTCTGATGCTGGTTGTTTTGCGTCAGACCAAGTGTCGTCTGCGATGCGAACGTGCCCGCATATGCGTAAAACGCGTGGCCGTATAGTTGCTGCTGCCAACTCCACCGGCCGGTCGAATCGTTGAGGAGTGCCTGCATCGCGAGCAGCGACGCCGAATCCGTGTACGGCGACACGATGAAGTCGAACGTCATGTTGCCGAGATTGCCCAGCGCGGTCGTCAGCGTCGGATTCGTCGCACCACCGGACATCGCCGTGATGGTGTACGCCAAGCCCGTCGGCGTCGATTCGCCGCCCGCGGTGCCGTAGTAGTTCAGGCGGATGTCGATCTCGTTGCCGCACAGACCCTTGTTATCCATCGTCAGGGTGACAGTGCTGGTCGACACGCTCGCCGTGACCATCATCGACGGAATGGCGTTGATCGCTGCGGCAACAGCCGTTGCGATCGAGGTCGTCGCCTGAGCGGCGGTGACCGGCACGTCGACCACGGTACCGGCGATATAGAGCGCAATCACGCCCGCCGCCGTCGGCGCGCTCGTAAATGCAATCGAACCGGTTGCCGCAGTGCCGCCGCCCGCATCCGCCACCGGCAGATACCAGACTTCCCCGAAGGTGTCATTGAGACGATACGCCGCCACCATGTTGGCAAGAATCGAATTCGCGCCCGCCTGAATGTTGGCGTCGCCGACACCGCCCGAGATGAGCGGAACATTCGGCGTTGCAATGCCGGCAGCCGTGATCTGGCCGATGATCAGCGCGCGCTGATTGCTCTGCGCAGTATTGGCTTGCGAGTTATCGAGCTCGAAGAACGAACCCGGCAGACGCAAACCAGAGGGAATGACCCGGAACGGAATGTCGCTCATGCCTTATCACCTTCCTTTGCGGGAACCGGCTTAGCCGACACCAGCACCACATCACCGTCGTTGAGAATCTTGGTCCAGAGGATGTCGCCGTCTGGAACGTCGATACCTTCTGGCGGCAACAATTGCTTATCAGCCGGGTTCCTCACTGAGAGGCCCGGCGCAGGTTTGACGCGCATTCGGCGCTCCTACGGGATTGGGTTTGTAAAGGTGATAGAGAAGCCGGGCTCGGTCGTCCCAGCTGGCATCTGCACGCCGGCGTCAAAGCCTTCCAGGGGAATACTCGGGATCGGGAAGAAGTCTTCCGGCCCCTGCGTGAAGTCGACTTCGATGTGCATCAGC